GAACGGCGAGTCGTATGCCGTCCACTTCGCCGGGGTGTTCGTCAGGAAGGCGTTGACCTTACCTGCCGTTGCCGCGGCGACAGCGGTCGTCTGCAGCACCCCGAGGTAGCGCTCGTACGTGCCCTTCGGCAGCTCGACAGCGCACACCGTGTAGCCGGCGATCAGCGTCGCCTTCGGGATTGCCGCGGTCGAGAAGTGGTACGTCGCAGTGCCATCCACCGCGATTGCCGCCTGCGCGTCGCTCGCCAGATGGAACTGGTACGTGCCAGAACCGCCGGAGGTCACGGCGGTGTCGACCTGGATCACGAGGTAGACCTCGTCGACGTCGTTGACGCCATCGGTCCCGAGGTCAATCACGTCGCCGATCAGGTACGACGCTGCGCCGCCGGTGTTGAGTGCCGTGGCGTCGCAGAATTCGGTGCGTTCGTCGAGAATCATGTCAGTGCTCTCCGTTCAGTGTGATGCGTTACCTGGGGGCCGATCAGGACACGACCGACTCGGTGTTGACCAGCGCATCCGTGCGCCGCACCGGGATGTCGTCGAACATCATCACCCGCTTGCCTTCGACGGTTTCCCACGAGAGGTTGTTGCTGATCTTCTCGATGATGCCCAGGCGCAGCTTCTCGCGGATGGTGCGGTTCACGTACCAGGCGAACTTCATGCCGCCGAAGGTGCGGATGCGCTCGCTGGCCTGCACCATCCAGGTGATGAGGTTCTTGGTGTTCGCCAGCGTGCCGAGGTCGCTGATGTCGATGTTTGCGATGCGGACGATGTTCGTCCAGTCGCGAACCACCAGCCCGCAATCCCAGCGGTAGTGCGTGCGGTAGGCCTGCATGCGGCCGCCAGCGCCGTCGACGCTCTCGATCGTGACCTCGCCGAGGTCGCGCGACTGCAGACCGGCGGTCGACCCCTTCGGGTAGATGCCGAACGCGCCGTCATAGCCCCAGCCGACCAGCCAGATCGAGGTGTTGTCGGAGCCCGCACCAGCGGCGTTGATGATGTTGTCGGCGTTCTGTGCGGACAGCGAGTTGAACCGCGGCGCGAAGCCGGTGAAGGCCTCGGGCTCGGTCGTCTCCGTCGCGTAGAACAGCGACTGCGCCATCTCCTGGCTCATGCCCTCGATGTGCGCCTTGTCCTCGGAGAGGCGGAACGCCGCGGTGTTGCCGTTCAGATCCGCCAGGGCCTTGTCGACCTCCGCGTAATCTTCGAGCATGCCGCACGAGTCGGTCACCTGCGCGGTGCGGCTGATGGTCGGCTGCACGCCGCCGTACAGTTTGCGCCACGTCGGAGCCGGCAAGCCGGTGCGGATGGTCGACTTGTGGCCCGTCGGCAGGTTGCCCTCCAGGAACACCATGTCGGTCAGGACGTCGTTCGACGCCTGCATGATTTCCACGATGTCGGCGATCGATCCATCGGGATCGAGACGCTTCGCCAGATCAAGCAGCGAAGGATGGATCACGCTCAGAGTTGACATGGGTTATCTCCTGTCAGTGTTGCATAGTGGGATACATGCGCTGCGCTGCCGTTTTCTGCGGCGGCGCCGGACGACCACCGACGAATGCATCGTCGGAGATAGCCTTTGCGATGGCGGTGGTGAATCGGAAAAATGCGGGATGGTTCCCGAACTTCGTGGTGTTCAGCAGCGCCTTGAGGTTGTCGTCGCCGAACTTCTCGATGACCTTCGTGGCAGCCGCCAGACTCTCATCGAACTTGTCACCGCCAATGTCAGGCAGCGCTCGGCACTCGGCCGCCCACTGCGTGGATTGATCATCGAATGCGGCTGCTTCTCGCTGGCGCATGTCGACGACGAGGTCGACGAGCTTCTGCGCGCCCGCCTGGTCGAGGCCGAGTTCCTTGGCGATCGGCTGGAACGCCTCGAGCGCGCTCGCATCCATCTCCACGCCGTCAGGAACTGTGAACGTGTAGGTGTCCGGCAGCGCGGGGGCATCGGCCTTTCCGCCCTCGGCCGCCGCGGCCTGATCGCCTGCAGCAGGGGCAGCGGCGGCATCAGCGCTTACGGGTGCTGCGGCTGCAGGTGCTGCTGCGGCTGCATCGCCGTCGGCGCCTGCTGCGGGTGTTGCGTCTGCTGCTGCTGCGTCGCTCATCGTTCGTGAAACTCTCTCAGCATCGTGAAGTACTCATCGCTGGCTGCTGCCAGCAGCTCAGCGGTGATCCAGATCCCCATGTCCCTGCGCCCTTCGTTGAATGCCATCACTGACGGCGCTTCGTTGAACGACGACCGGAACACCCCCGCCTGCTCGAGCAGCCTGGACGCGATCCTGCGTCCTTGCTTGTGGCTCATCAGCCACATGAGGTCGGTGCTTTGCTGGAGCCTCTCCAGCCGAACTAGCCGATCCTGCTCATCGATTTCCTCTCCCAGCGCTGGCGGTTCGAAAGGGAACTCATCGTCCATGTGGGTTTAGTCTCCGGGAGATCATTCGACTCATGGACACCCCTACTGCGTGAACGCAGGGGACGGCACCCCGTAGCCGGAGAATTGGTTCATCAGGTCGTTGAGATTGCCGCCGTTGATCTCGCTGGCCGTCTTCGCGGAGTCGACTGCCTGCGGGATAGCCATGGCGGCCTGCTGCGCCTGCGCGGCCTGCGCGCGCTGATCACGAATGGCGGCGACCTGGTCGTCGGGAACGATGATCGAGGGGTTCGTGCCGTAGGCATCGGCGTAGTCGTCGATGGCTTGGTCGAAGTCGATCTTGTCGAGCACCTCGGGCTTCACCGCGGCGATCTGCGAGGCGACGCCCAGCAGGCGGTCGATGCCCTTCGTGGCGATCGCGCGCTGCGCCTGTGCCAGCACGCTGATGAACTCGACCTCGATCTTCATGCCCTCGAGTTCGCGCGGCGGCTTGGGCAGGATGTTCACCTCGGCGCAGCGGTCGAAGGTGATGTTGATCAGGGGCTCGTGCAGCTCGTTCTGCAGGCGCTCGAGGACCGGCCCCAGCATCAGCAGTTTCTCTTCCTGCCGTTCCGCGATCTCGGTGGCCGTGGTGCCCGAGCGGGTGTCGTTCGCCAACATCAAAAACAAGTCGGCGTAATACGCGGAGCGGATCCGCTCGCGCACATCCATGATGTCTTCGCGCAAGTGCTGCAGGTTCAGGTTCACGTCGAAGGCCGAGCGCACCGCGTTCTGCGGCCCCGTCGAGTCGACGTACATGGTGCCGCCCGGGAGCCGGTCCTTGTTCTCGCCCTTGTAGCGCGTGGGCACCTGCAGCGGCGGATTGACCTGGTAGTCGATCGCCTGCCCCTTGCGCAGCTGCTGGTGCTGGAGCTGCTTGACGTCGCCCAGGCACTCCATGCCCGGCGATGAGCCGTAGATGTCGTTGCCGGTGACGGTCCAGCGCGGTGTCAGCGCCGGGAATCGATCGAAGCCGCTTTCGCTCAGCAGTTTCGAGTCGTTCGATCCGGCCTCGAGGTAGCACGACGCGAACGGCTTGTTGAGCGCATCGATCTTGCCGTATTGCCGATCGGTGGCGTGGCGCGGCTGGATCAGGTGGATCACGTCGACCCACGCGTCGTAGTTGCTCTGGTGGTACAGGTTGCGCACCGTCGCCGACACGCGCTCGAGACCCCAGCGCTCGACCAGTTGTCCGACGGTCATCTGGTACTCGCGTGCCAGCGTGTTGACCTCGCCGGTGTCGCTGGTGGCGAGCGCGTATTCGCCGATCGTGATCGGGTGGTGGTGGATCACGTTCTTGAAGTTGGGCACGATCACGTCGCACGCGGTGCCGAACAGACCCAGCTCCTCGTAGATCTGGTGCAGCGCGCGGTAGGTGTTCGACGACGCGAACACCCGGCGCAGCAGCTCGGCGCTCTGGTGCAGCCAAATCTTGACCGGGCCAGACTCCATCAGGTCTTTGTCGGCGATGCCCAGGCGGAACCACGGGCGCGCCGGCGAGGACGTGCCGCTCATCAGGCCGGCGGCGAGCGTGCGTGCAGCGAACACCGCGGTGTTGTCGATGATCGAGTTCGAGCGCTTGTCGCCCTTGTTGCGGTCGGAGACGAAGAACCGGCCGAGCCGCGGCTGCTGGTACTGGGCGATTTCCTTCCAGTGCGAATCCCAGCTGGCGCGCTCGTTCCAGAGCGCCGCCTTGCGGTTGAGGATCCGCTGGCGGGGCGTGATGGGTGCGGACGGGATTGTTTCAGCCATCACTGCCCCAGCAGCGTGGCTTTGGCGGTGGCGGGCGTGCCGAGCCCCTGTGGCCCGGTGAGCAGCGAACCGCCGATGATGGGCGTCCCGCCGTTGCTGGCGCGGCGCATGCGGTCACGCAGGATGTTGACGTCTGGCATCTGCGCCGGCTGCACTGGCGGCGGTGCCTTGGGCATCTTCGGTTTCGACATGCACATGCGGGGAAGCCCATCACGGGGACGTTGCCCGCATGATGGTCGCCGCTCAGTGGGTCATGGACACCGCGTCAGGCGTAGGGGTTGTAGTCGGTGACCTGGTCGCGGCGATGGGCGTGATCGGCGCTGCGGCCGAGCATGTGAATCTTCGGCGTGTCGATGTTGGCGAGCACGATGGCCGTCGCTCGGTCGGGGCTGCGGCCCACCTCGTCGATGATCTTGTCCCGCGACCACATCGAGATCGTGCGCCCGACCATGTCCCACCGCGGGGCGCAGAGTTCGGCGAGCAGATCCCTGTCCGGCGGCAGCGCGATGCCGGTGTTCGCCTCCGGGTCGAGCGCCTCGCGGAGCTTCCACCACAGCTGCGTGCGCAGGTTGCTGAACCGGAGCAGGCCCGTCTTGTCGGTGTCGGTCGCGGCCTCGGCCACGTTCACGCCATACACCGGCATGTTCGCGGTCTGCAGGATGTCGTACGGGCTGGATCCCACGCCGATCACGTCGATGTGGATCGGTGCCTGGTCGCGCATCGCGGCGATCGTGTACGCGGCCACCTCGTTGCCGTTCGGCGTGTCCTTGCCTGCGTACTCGAGCAGCGGCGCGTACCACATCAGGCTGTCGCCGGCCTTGTGGCGCGTTGCGATGACCGTCTTGTCCTTGCCGCCTCGCGCCACGTCCACGCCCACCGACAGCATCTCGCCGCGCGGTGACAGGTTCTTCCAGCGCTCCTGCGCCAGGCGCACCCACTCGGTCGGGATCAGCTGGCGCGCGTGATCGCCGCGGCCGGCCTTGAAGTCGCCGAGCAGCATCTGCGACCGCAGCGGCTCGGGTAGCGACTGCAGCTGCGCCATGTAGCCGGTGCTCACCAGGAAGGGGTTGTCGGTGATCTTGGCGAAGATGAACGTCCGCGACTCCGGCGTGATGATCTCCTCTGGCTTGTAGGCCTTCGGGTTGAACGCGTACTGACGCTGCCCGTCGATCAGCACGAAGCGCCTGGCGTCGTCGTCGAGGATCCAGATGTCTTTGCCGGTCGCAGGATCCACGTACACCCAGCGCAGCGCTGCCGGCGCGGTGGGATACAGCGGGTGCGTCTCGTCGAGCCACGGGCCGAAGTAATCGACCACCCATCCGCCCTCGGTCGTGGTCGGCGGGTTGAACGTCATCAGCGTGCGAGGCTTGACGCCCTGGCGCGTGGTCCGCACCCAGCCCTTCACAAACCGCACCGGCGCCTCGATGAAGTTCGCCGCCTCGTCGATGACCAGCAGATCCTTCGGCCGGCCCTGGTATTTCTTCTCGTCGCCCGGGTTCGGCATCGAGCACAGTTCGATCTGCAGCCCGCGCTTGGCGAGGCGCCAGATCTTGTCCTGTCCGTTGTAGCCATCGCGCGAGCCCAGCAGCTCGGTGAGCCGGTCGATGATGCCGGTCAGCTCCGGCCCTTCCTTGCGGAAGATCTGCACGCGGTAGTGCCCGCCACAGGTTGCCATGCCGACGGCGAGGTCTGTCTTGCCGCCACCAGCTGCGCCACCGTAGCCGATGACGTCCGCCTTCGAGTTGAACGCATCGGTCTGTGGTCCCGGCAGCGGGCGCCACGGGTGCGCCGCGATGTCCTCGGCGATCAGCCGATCGATCTCGGCCAGCTGCTCCGGGGTGGCGCGGTCGAGGATGTCAGGATCCAGTTGCATCGTCGCGCTTCGGCTGGTTCTTGATGGTCTCGAGCAGGGCCGCCAAGCGCGCGGCGCGGGTG